GCGGTAGAGGGCATAGCCGGTCAGAAATTTGTAGATGGGGTGACTCGTTCTACTAGTGCTGGCTGGCCATATGTTCTTGAACCTAAGCCAGGTTTTCCTGGCAAAACTCGTTTCTTTGGGAAAGAGGGTCCTTATGACTTTGATAACCCAGAGGCTCGGGCTCTTGAGGGCCGAGTTATGTCTATATTGGAGGACGCTGCTCGAGGTGTCCGCCAATTACACGTGTGCACGGTTTTCAAGAAAGATGAGAGGCGACTTCTGGCTAAGGTAGAAGCAGGTAAAACTCGCTTGATCTTTGGCCAAGGGTCAGACCTTCTAATTGCATGTCGAATGATGCTTATGGACTTTTGTGTGTGGATGATGGAAAACAGAGTTCATACAGAGAGTTGTGTTGGTATCAACCCCTACTCTGATGAGTGGGAGCGCTTAGCCAAAGCGCTCCTTGAGTTGGGGGGCGATATGTTCGCTGGTGACTATGAGTGCTTTGATGGCAAGGCCCAACCCTTTGTGATGTGGTGCCTGTTGATCCTCATCAACAATTTTTACGGAAATGACCCTATTGGCAATTTGCAAAGAACTGTCCTCTGGATGGAGATTTGCAATTCTCGCCATTTGGTTGGCATTCACATTATTGAGTGGATTTTAGGTCTCCCTAGCGGCACTTTTGTTACCACAATCATCAACGTACTTCGCAACATGTTCTATTTTAGACTTGCTTTCGTGCTAGTTATGGGTTGCTTGGCTGCCCTCGCTTCTTTTAACGACCACGTAGTTCCTAAAGTCTATGGAGATGACAATGTTGCAGCTATTAGTCGTCAAATTCGTGATGTGTTCAATGCCATCACGATGTCCCAAGCCCTCAAGAAGTGTAACATGGTTTATACTGATGAGAGCAAGGGACAGGCAATGGTTCCGTATAAGACTATTCAAGAAGTAACCTTCCTCAAAAGAGGGTTCAGATACGAACCATTGCTGGATCGACATGTGGCACCCCTTGATTTGGATGTCGTCCTAGAGCTGCCCTGCTGGACGAAGAAAGGTTTAGACTGGATTCAAATCACAAAGGATAATGTCGACACCAGTCTTATTGAGCTTTCTCTGCATGGTGAGGAAGTTTTCAATAGGTGGGCACCGATCATTTTGGAAGCCAGCAAGAAGGAATTGAAGCACGTTCCTATCTTTGCTACATGGTCGGGATGTATCATGCGCGCCTCCAAGTTGGAAGACGCTTGGTGGTGACGGTGCGCGTCTTGGGGATGGTGTGATCTCGAATGCGGAGTCGAATTTTCTCGTCTCAAAGAATCCGATTGCGGTGCTACCATCCTGACAGGTTGGCTATTTAGCCGGAGATGCCCTACACGGACACAAAATCTCCAAGACGAGTGCGGTTCTATACGCTGGGTGGCGTTTGAGCTTAAGTTCTCACCTGCGAGCACACAAGAAAACACAAATCAAACTAATGAAACCCGTACCGAGCAAGCCGACAACACTGGTGCCACTCAAAGCGGTACCACTGCGTTCTTCGAGGACTCAGGCGTTGTCGAGTCGCAATCAATGCGAATGATATCCTTAGATAGTGCCCTGGTGGCTTCGGCCTCTTCTGGCGCTGTTCAGGACATCAGAGCATTTTTGGCGAAACCCCAGATTGTATATTCTGGTAATTTATCCACTGCCAATACCGGAAATTTGGACCTTTGGTCCGAAGATTTTCCTGAAGCATTGGTGGCTACTTCCCTTTATCAACAAAAATTGGCTGGTTACTTGGGCTTTCGTGGTACATTGTACGTTAAGGCCCAGGTCAATGCCAATAAGTTCCAACAGGGTAGATATATGCTTCGATATATCCCCAATGGTGGTGAGCCCAATGCACCAACCAAGTTTTGGAACTTTGATTTGAGACAGAAGACGCAACATCCTCGTGTCGAGTTGGATCTCAACTGTGACACGTCTTGCACGCTTAAAGTTCCATTTATTTCTCCTCAGACCCATTTCAATTTGATTGGAACTCCGGTTAACGTTGCTAGAGTTTATCTCACTTGCTACGCCCCTTTGCAAACACCAGCCACCATAAATATTGCTGAGATAACAATTTGGGCCTGGTATGAAGATGTGGAACTCGCTGCCCCTACTGTTCCATATACTGGCCCTGCCTTTGCAAAACCCATAGTCATGAAAGCTGAAATGGCTGTAGGCCGTAATGTTAACGCCTCAGATAAAGAGGCGGTTGATCTTGGCATAGCTTCTGTTGCATCTGCTGCCAAGGGAATTAAGGCTGGAGTCAACTCTTTTACGGGTAAGGTGGCCATGACAGCTCTCACCGGCACAGTCGGATGGGCTTCAAGTTTAATGGCAGGCGCATTGTCAGCAATAGGCTTTTCTAAGCCAACGAACCTAATGCCAGCGAATCGCGTTACTTTGGACGTTCAACCGTACTCCGCGACGTGTGATGCTCCGTCGCAGTCTATACCACTTTCGTTAACTAGTGGTGCGCAGGTAGAACAGTTTCCATTCGCAGGTTCAAACGAAGATGAGATGAACATTAGCCATTTTACGGGTATTTCTGCTTACCAGGACACCCTAACTTGGACTTGCTCAGATGTATCTGGGACTCTCATCAACTACTACAATTTAGATCCAAGTTCCTTCACCACCATTTATGGTGATATAGGAACGGCTCATACCAACTATTTTAGAACATGGAATCCTACATCTTATGCGAGTGGCATGTTCCAATACTACCGTGGTTCGCTTGAGTTCCATTTTAAAGTCGTTAAGACCCAGTTTCATTCTGGCCGACTTTTGATAGCTTATGCACCTGGTAAGACTGGCACATTGTCATCTATGGCTGATACTGCTTTCTTACATAGGGAAATTGTGGATTTACGAGATTCAAATGAGTTCTCTTTTGTGTGCCCGTACGCAAGCACAAGCCCTTACAAACGAACCAGATTGGACCCTTATGGCTCTCTCCACATTTACGTTTTGAATCAGTTGGTTGCTCCTGATTCAGTGTCTACTAACGTGAAGATTCTTGTAGAGATTAACGCTGCTCCTGACTTCGAGCTGGCTGTTCCCATTGGGTATGCTAAGGGTGAGAATTCTGGCACTTCTTGGACTGAGTACCCTGAATACATTCCTTATCTTGAGAATTCTGGCATTTCTCCACCTATGGCCTTGGCCTCCGTGGAACCTGCCACTTTTCCTGTCATGAATGCCGAGATGAATGTTTGTGACGCTACCCCAGCCAAGGTTATGCCAGGAAATGGCACACTCAATCCTAGCTCGCTTGATGCCGCGAGATTTTGTATTGGTGAGCGTATTACCAACTGGAGGCAGGTTCTTAAGAGGACCAGTTGGATGACTGAAATCCAAGGCCGCGTCTTTGCCAACTTTTTCTATATGCGGCCCTGGTCTATCCTGTATTTCTTTTCCTACACAGATGGCACCCTTTCTAAACCTACCTTCTTTGGTGACACGTACTCTGCTTTGTCAGCGTGCTACGCCTACTCAAGGGGTGGAGTTAGAATTAAAGTACAAGACGAGAAGCCCTACACTATGGCCACAGCGCCAGTTAATGCCATCTGTCAAACTATACTTTCCTTCCTATATGACAATGCGTGGATTCCTTTTGGAGGAGTGACACCTGCAGGGGGGGAGATTTGGACACAAAATTTGCCAGTACAACAGCATAAAGTTGATCTTAATGGTACTATTGATGTAGAAATACCACAATACCTTGGGACCTATGCCAGGTTAAACAACTTTGCTAATGATAACGCCCCCGAGGGTGTTAGAATGTATGATCCATTGGCGCACCTTTGGGTGAGGTACAATTATTCAGGCGCGCAAATCAACCTTGGCCGTGAGGCTTCGGACGATACGTCGTTTGGATTCTTTGTTTCAACACCTACAACGTACTCCTCCACCTCGACTCCTTAGGCGCTACGGCACCTAGGGAGTCACCCCATTTGGCTAAGTCCACACGTTTTTGGCGGGGCGTGTGGATAATTACGTGCTAGACACGTGGTTACCAAGACAATGCCTATTCGGGCCAAAATTTAGAAAACCCAAGAAGTAAAGATTTGACGGTGATTTAAGTATTGAAAATAAAACTGCACTTCCTAGTGAAAGCCTTTTCATGTAACTAGGAGAAAATCTAACGCGACAAGTGCGGGTCGCGTCGTGCCTTAGCCCAGCATGAGGTTTGTTAGTGAACCTATAAAACTAACCGGACAGGGACTGTCTTTTTCAAGCTAACGCGTTGCGCGGGCGGAATTTTTTAACAGACCCTTTGAGAAATTTCGAAATCCCTGTTCGCGGGGGTTTTGCTTTTTCGAGTTCGACTTTTCCTTGGACGCCCTGATTAGGCCCGGACCGGTAAAACGGACGGGGGGCTACAGCCTTGGCGGTGTGATTGAAAAAGGACACAGCGGGCATGTTAGTATTTCTAACATGTCAACTATTTTATCCAAAAAAAAAAAAAAAAAAAAA